CTCAGGGTTAGATCGGAAGGGTGGGGTGCCATCAGGTTGTGTACCAACAAACCTGATCGATACGATGGTGAACTTCCTGGCGATTACGTATGCTGCCATGGAGCAGGGCGGCCGTATCGTCGATTTTGAGATTAACGGCGACGATGGCGTCTATCTCTTTGAGGGAGTGTCGAGTCTACCTAGACTCTCATCCGTCCTATCGGGTCATCTGGGCCTGTCGATGTCACCTAGTAAGTGTGTTTGGTCTGATTCGATGGTGAGCTATTTACAGAATGTTCATCATCGGGATAACGTTGAGCTGTGTGAAGATACACAGGAGCACTTACACGTGGGTATCCGTCCAATTATGCGCGTCTTAAACGGCATGATGTCGTATGAGAAGGCGCGTCGAACGGATGGGTCTTGGGCCCCAATCATGGATTCACTCCGATGGATGCAACAGTTGGATAATGCTTCGGCACATCCATCATTTCCACTTGCCTGTGGATGGTTGTTGCGCCATGATGAGGAAGGTATGCTGCAGGCGATGGCTGCTATCACTAATAATGATACCGAGCTGTTGATGTATGCGGACTCTATCCTTGGAGGCGGAGACGAGAACAAGACCAGAGTTTGCGATTTGTATCGGAGTCAAGTTGTCATGTGCTGCACGGCTTTGCTTGCAGCTGATTAACGCAGTCGACCAAGGTCTTCTGGGAGAGAACCATGAGATTACGCATTAGATCGTACTTACTGGCAAATTCAATTTTGCTGGTCGCATCCATTGTTCTGTTGCTTGTGATGTGTTGGCGTTTAAACCAGTAGACCGTCTCTAGGAGCGAACATGTCTGACCTTCTTACGGCTATTTCCGACGTGATAGACATAGTGTCCCTAACCGCCGATCCCATGATCGTTTACGGTCACTGGGGTGAAGAGGTCAAGGGACCCTCCGACCGGCATGTATTGCCACAGGAGGCACTAGGATCTATTGGTTGGGTGAGATCGTGGCGTGACAACGCCATTTGGTCATGGGGTGTCACAGCGGACCTTGCATTGAGCGAGGACCCCTCCGTTTCTAGTACGGATGCTTGGGTTGCTGGTGCGAGGTCGTCTAGATATACCTTGGCTGCCACTGGCGCCAAGGTGGATAAGCGTGCTCAAGCCGTCGCTGTGGCCGCTGAGTTTGCCTATAACCATCCCGACGCAGTTCATCGGGGGTTTCATGCTTTGCCTGGTATCGCTGCCGTAGATGATGTCATCGCGCTGTGGAATCCTCCTCGTGAGCGCTTGACACCTCAGCAGGTTTCGCGTATGCAGGAGGCCCAGCGGCCTGATCCTGTTCTGTCGGAGATTATGGCTAGCATCTCCGGGCTAGCCGGCAGCTGGGGCGTTAGCCCTGGGGCTTTTGATAGGAGCGATTGGGTGAGGACCCAGTCACCCGGTTCTCCGGGAGCACTACCTCGTAAGAGGACTTCACGATGTCTCGACGACGAAGGAATTCCCAACGGCAACTGCCGCTGGGGCGGATGAATATTACGGGCAACTCGCGCCAGCGAAAGGTGGCTCGACGAGGTGACCCGCAGGTCTGGGGTGATATGGTTGTCGGTGGCACTGGCCTCGACATGGCCGGAGCGCTTGTTGCGTCCCGGTTCTCT